AGTTGACTTTAAAGCGGCGAAGTTATCCTCAAACGCCTGTAAATCTGTTGTTGCGGTATGCGCTGAACCGTAACAGTCATCTGTGAAAACTTGCGACATTGTAACCCCCTAATATTATAAAGTATTTAGTCTGGCATATTCGCCAAAGTTCTCAATGGCGGCATTGTTATAAGCCAACGCCGCATCTTCTTTTTTAGAAAAACATCCCAAATGTTTTCCGACATAATTAACCTTTATCCTTGCTCTCCATCTTTTAAGCCTTTTGTCCCAGAAGACACCCTTGAAACCGGATGAGTTATTTGTTTTAATTTTCTGATTCTGGAAGTTTTGTTGCGTGGTGCATTGTCGGAGGTTGCACTTTCTATTATTAAAAGTGTCACCGTTGATATGATCCACTACCATTTGCTTTGTTGCATGGATTCCCATCACCAGAGAAGACAACCCAATGCTTCCCCGGCTTTTCCGTGTAACAACATAACCGTTATTAGATAATGACCATTTGTATTGCTTAACCAATAGATAATCAGAAGCGTCAACGATTGTTTCAGCCTTTACAGCACCCGACAAATCATAGAGCTTAATTCTACACACATCCCCTTCTATAATTATTTCATTCTCATCCTTCAATGATCTCTGTAAAACGTGACCATACCTTTTCATTTGGCAGTAATGCTTCATGCAGTATCCTTTAGCGTTATGTTTTCTTTCACACCCCGACACGCTACAATGGCTCATGTCTTTACTCCTTCTATTGCTTTCGTTGCCCCTGCTTTAGCAAAGATGGCTTCTATTGCTTGTTTTTTTGCTTCCAACGTACTGTTTGCTGTATCGCACTTCGCCAGCCTCGCCTTGATTTCCGTTTCAAACTTTTCGTCATAGGGGAGGCAGTGCTTTTCAATTATCTTGCCAGCATCGTTAATAAACTGGACATAAACGTAATCAATTCCTTTCGTCGTAACTATCGTATCAATTACATATTTCATGATGCGTAAGCCTTCATATTAAGGTTTTTAACGTATAGATTCGCGTCAAGAACGGGATCATTAATCGTGACCTCAACCTTGACATATCTCGCGCTGACTGTCGGGCTTAACACGGAAGATATTGCGATTGAGTTAGTCGGGGGTGATGTTTCCCCATAATACAAGACCGCGCTCAACGAGTCTGCCGCTTCCATGTCAAATAGGGCTTTCCATGCGTCATCCGTCGCCCAATCAGCCCATGTCTGTGTGCCTACCGTGTTTGCCCATGTCGGCGTTCCAGCGACATAGTAAGTTAAGAAATCACCTTCGATTCTAGCTGTCTTAATTGAACCGAGATCATACTCAACCGACAACCACGAACCGAGTAAATTATCATTGGTATGAGAGCATTTAAGGGCGTTGTCGCTTTCAGGATCAGACAAAACTCTTTCCGTATTGCTGTGTGATCCCGTCGAGTAGTCCCACGTCCATTCATTCTCTAGGGTTTCAGTAATAGGAGCATAAACCGTGCAAGTCGTTGAACGAGGTGTTGTCCCGTACAGACCGGAAGTATCACAGGTGTTCATCCAGAAGGTGTAAGTTCCAGGTCTAACACCCGGAAGATAAATAATCGCAGATACCGATCTGCCGACCATCGTACCACCGGCCCATGTCGTCCCTGATCGTACCTCATAGAAAGCAATATCAGGGTCATCGGGGGGAGTGGTGTATATTTTAACTGTATTGGCTGTCACCGCAACGAATATGCCGGTTAAACTTGCCGGAGGAGTTGCCGACCTTCCGACAATCGTCTTTGATGCCGTTGCACCATTGGCAAAGACTTGTTTTGATCCGTAAGTGGTACAGGACACAAGCCTGACCATATAGGTTTCGCCTTCTTCCACAGGGTCAAGGGTGTATGAAGTGACGGCCTTTGTCTGGAATACCCAATCACCAGACCCGACCTTTGTATAAACATCAGCATAAGACCATTGCGGATAGACTGAAGCAGACGGCGGTGTAAAAGTGACGTTCAATCTGACATAAGACCGCTTGCGGTAATAATAGACTTCTTCTGTTAAGATGATATTTCCAACGGACGGGATAGGATCAAGAATAGAAGGCAGTGTTGTATCATCCCATGTATAGTCAGATAAATTATAAGTATCGTCATACATGGCCGCTGTTTCTTCCACGGCAATAATAGCCACTTCTCCCGTCTGCGTCGCTGTTGTTTCCATGACCCTGAATAGTTTTAACGCCCAGCCATAAGCGGCAACGGTCACGCGGATAATATCGTAAGGTTCAAGAGCCATGCCCCGCGATCCCATTACAAAGGAAATGGTCTTGTTGTATCGGAGTCGTTCAAGGTTGTAATTGGCAATCTTTTGAGCATCTTCTAGGTTGTCAATACCCCTGACGTAGATTTCCTTTTCCCGATAATCTCCATCGGCTGTTATTGCATCGGAATCAGACAGGACGTAATCGTCAATCTGCCAGAGTTTAGCTTCGTTATAGAACTTCATCCTGATCGCGTTAGGCGTTCCGAATATATCAGGCTGTACGATCTTAAATGTGCTGACCCCGTTGATCTCAATAATGTCATCTTCGTCAATGTCCATGACAGATGATTCGTAATTAAGGTCGGTGTATTTCATCTTGAAATTCGTGCCGCTATAGATAACATCCCCTCTGAAACAGCTTAATATCTGCGCGAGGTTGTCCACGACGGCCCCGTTGTCAAGCATACAGATATTACATTCCCATCCTTTCGCGGTGCAATAGGACGCGGCAGCATTAACAAGGGTGTCATCAATTCGAGTAGACGTTATTTCCATACCGCCACGGCATGAACGTCTTGTCATGAAGTCCCTAGCGCATAAGGCGGGATTGTCTGAATACTCAGTCACTTCCGTCGCAGGGTTGTAAATCTTCAGCCCATCAAGAACGACGGTGATTTCAGGAACAGAACTAAAGACATCAGGATTAAATTCAAACACACAATAAATATATGCCGTGTTTTTAAGAGGGTCTGTCCATGCGGGAATATAGTTCTGCAATGATGTGCATACCGTTTGAGTAGGTGTCCCTGTAAAGATTTGATATGTAAAATAAGACCCATAAGACGTATAAATTTTATCATTCAAATATACCTGAGCAACGCCGTCAATCGTGGCTACCCCTTCAATCGGCCCCTCACATAATGTGCCGACAATGTGCAAATATCGGTTATCTGCTCCGCTTGTTCCAATATAGACGCGGTTAATTCCAACCCTCTGCCGCCCGTAAATTAAAGGCAAGGCCACCTGTGAATCCGTCGTGTTGATTAATTGCCCGCGTGTTGACGTTTCTTTTGTGGCTTGTGCGCCTGTGGCCGCCGACGATGATGATCCAAGCCCGTCAGCTGATCCGCCTGTCAATGCTTTTCCGATAACAGACATGGCAACAGCAGCACCGGCGTAAATAACTGCCGCTAAAGCAACCGTTGCAATCGTTCCCGCAACCGTCGCGGCAAACGCAGTACCTGCGATATAAGCAACGATCGCCGCCGCCACAGTGTACGCATGAGCATCTTGCGGAATAAGAATCAAAACAAGAATTAAGCCTGTAATAAAAGCAATCACAAACGCCTCGCCATGATGATTTTAGCCTTCCCCGAAATAGTGAATGACCGCACACCGCAATACTCAAAGCAGACCATCGCCTGACCATTACCCGCGTAAATCCCCGGAAACACATGGCCCCGCCGATCTTCTAAGAGTATATAATCACCGGCAACGACTAACGCCGGATTGACTTCACTTCCCATCGTTTGGGAAAACTCTTTTAACTTCTCAAAAGTCGGTTCAATTCCCGAAGGACATAGCTCCTCGAAGTTATCAAGGTTAATCCCCTGATAACTGTCAGGCGGATTCTTTCCCAAAGTCTTTAAAACTGAGTAACAGAAGCCCAAACAGCTATACCCATTCTCAGGGTCATTGTGCTTGTGGCTTACGGGTTTCATGGCAAAGTCACCGATGATTTCAGCAAATGTTTTTTTCTGTTCTCTCATTGCCCGCCCCACTTAATCTCGGTTCCGGTGATTGACGGTAAAAATCTAAACCCGCCGAAATAATCACTATTGCCTAAATCCTTGCATCTCGGATAACTCTGATCACACCACGTTTCTGAACCGGCATAGGTACATTCAAGCCCCTTGAACACCCACGGACAGGATGACGACTGAATCCTCAAAGTCTTTTTTGACCACAAGATAAATTCATTCTGGATAGTGATGGTTGCCTTGTTATCTTCTGACAATTCCCAACCGCCGATAATCCCCCGCATAAATTCTTCCGTGACAATTTCCGTTACTCCTGATGTTTCCGTAACCGCGCCGAGATATAACTTAACCACCTTGTTTCTGACATCCTCACCTAACAGAATCGCGCTCATGGTCTTGTCTGTGTCATCTATGACAATATCAATGGATGATGCTGACATCCCCGATGTGGTGTCTATATTTGCAAACGTGAAAGAACGAGGCAGAAACGGGTTGCCAGCAGTGTCATAAATCGTTTCCTCTGTTTCATTGTATCGGTAAGTCGCGCTCCCAAAAACAAACTCGACCATCGCAAAAAACTTGAGATACTCCTTTTGCAGTTCCGCGCTGATGTCAGAGTTGATAATTCTCATACGTTCGCCAAACCCTTTAATTTTATTCCAGTTTTGTACAACGCCGCTGTAAAAGCAGACCTCGAAAGTTCTTCCTGAAATCTGCATCTGATTCTTAAATATCCAGTAAAGTCGCAGGTGAGTAAGTCGTTCTCTGCCGGAGCCGTTGCAAATGTAACCCTGTCAGCCGAAGCCGCACCGCCGCCGATGTATAAGGTGTATTCTTCTGGCCCTTCCCTGATGATCGTTTCATCATCCTCAGCGGTAAGAATGTCATCGTTTTCCTAAAGTATGAAGTCAAATAAA